TAAAGAAAATACTATAATATTTTCAGTATAAATAAAAGAAACTAAAGAGGAGAAACGAATGAAACCAAAATATTCAATAGTGATTGGAACATACAATCATCTTCATGATGCTCTTATTCCTTGCATCGAATCTATTAAAAAGAAAACAAATCTAGAAGACAAAGAAGTTATCATTGTTGCTAATGGTTGCAATGAAGATACTAGAGACTATGTTAAGTCTTTAGGCAAACCTTTTGAACTAGTATGGTATAACTATCCTCTTGGATTTCCTGGTGCATATAACGTAGGAATGGAACATGCTGAAGGAGAATATATTATTCTTCTTAACAACGATATTATTCTTTTGGATACTCAAGAAACAGATGATTGGATAAAAGTTCTTGAATATCCTTTCTTCACTAAACCAAATGTCGGAATAACAGGACCATCAAAATTTAGTTGGCAATGTGGAAACACAACTCGATATGCTATTGGTTTCTGGTGTGCAATGATTCATCGAAAAGTCATTGAGGATATAGGATTGCTTGATGAAATTTTTAGTCCAGGCATGGGAGAAGATGGAGATTATTGTATTCGTGCTGAAGAAGCTGGATATAAATTGATTCAGGTTCCGTTAGAAGGAGATGATGAATTTGGTACAGGAATCAGTAATCATTATTTTATGATTTGGCACAAAGGAAATGGAACCTTTGACGATTGTAGAGATGATAAAAATGAAGTCATAGAACGAAACAACAAGATACTTTTAGCCAAATATGGAGAGTATAAATAAAAGAAACGAATGAGGAGTAAACGAAAATTAACGAATCTAATTTCTACAATTATATATATCTTGATCCAAGAAAACCAGGAAATTTTCATTACGGAAATATGAATGTTTGTTTTCTATATGAACCATTTTATGTAGGAAAAGGTAATAGAAATAGAAAATTTGTTCATTTATTTCCTTCATCTCAAAAAGCAAAAACTCGCAAAAATAACAAAATAAAAATAATTTTGAAAGAAGGATATGATCTTCGTTCTTTTATTTTACAATTAACATCATGGGCGAATATAGATGTTATAGAAAATGAAATATATCTTATAAACATTATAGGAAGACAAGATCATAACAAAGGTCCATTAACAAATGGTACTGATGGTGGAGATGGACGTTATGGTTGGAGTGAAGAACAAAAGATAAAACAATCTAAAGTATTAAAAGGAAAAACTAAAGGATATAAAAGAACAGAAGAAACAAAAGTCTTAATAAGAGAAGCACGTAAATTACAAATATTTACAAAAGAAAGTTATGAAAAACGTTCTAAAGCATTAACAGGCAGAATAATATCTGAGAAAACTAAGAAAAAACAATCTGAATGGATCAGAACAAAAGAAATTAAAAAGAAAATATCAGAATCTCTTGTAGGACATATAGTAACAAAAGAAACCAGAGAAGCTATTAGTATAAAACAAAAATTAAAAACTAAATGTATATCATGTGGGTTTGAAACTAGTCATTCAAATTTTATAAGATATCATAAAACGAAAGGATGTACAAATGAAAAAAATATCAATCATAATTCCGAGTTATAATCACCTTGAAGATTGTCTCAAACCTTGCATCGATTCAATACTAAAATATACAAGTTGTGCAGCTATGCTTGATATGGAAATAATCATATCAGCAAATGGTTGTACTGATGGAACAAAAGAATATCTCGAAAGCATTACAGACTCTAACTTTCATTGTGTTTGGTCTGATGAATCTTTAGGATATACTAAAGCCTTGAACGAAGGAATAAAAGTATCTACCGGAGAATTTCTTATATATCTAAACAATGATATTGAACTTCTACCACAAGAATTAGATACCTGGATAAAACAACTATTGATACCTTTCGATGATCCTACAGTGGGAGCATCAGGTCCGTTAATTCTGTATGATAGATATGCAGATGTTCAAACACTTATCTTTTTCTGTGCAATGGTTCGTAGATCGTTGATTGATATCATTGGTCTTCCTGATGAAATCTATAGTCCTGGTGGTGGAGAAGATATCGATTTTTGTGCTAAAGCTCAACTGGCAGGATATAAAATAGTTCAAGTTCCTGTAGAGGGACAGCTTGAATTTACTCATACTAATGTTGGTGGATTTCCTATCTGGCATAAAGACAATCAAACCTTCAAAGATATTCCTGAATATACAAACTGGATAGTCAAACGAAATGGTTTGCTTAATGCTAAAAGATATAATAAACATATCAAACTAAACTTAGGTTCTGGAGGTATACATATTCCAGGATACTTAAGTGTAGATAATTTTGATCCACGTACTCATATACTCATGGACGCTACCAAGCTTGATTTTGAAGATAATACCGTTGAAGAGATCATTGCTTCCCATTTGTTCGAGCATATTAACCCCTACAAGGCAGTTGATACCTTAAAGGAATGGTTACGTGTGCTTAAACCAGGAGGAAAGCTTATAATGGAAATGCCGGACTTTGAATCATTATGTTATGCTTTTCTAGAATCTACTAAAGAAGAACGATATGGATTTTTAAATTGTGTATATGGAACTGTTAATACTACTGAAGAAGGTTCTCCTGATCAAATAACTGCTCCTCATCTATGGGGATGGTATCCTGCTATGTTGGATGATCATTTGCAATGGGCCGGATATGAAAATGTAACCTTTATGAACGAAAAAATTCCTCATCCTGGATATAATTTCAGAGTAGAAGCAACTAAACCAATATGAATAGCATCATTGTTTCCTGGTATTGATGTAAGAGATTTGAAATATCAAGACCCTCATACATTCGATGAAATCTTTCAAGATAATTCTTATGGAATTTCCAAAGAAGATATTGCCGGAAAAAGAATATTAGATATCGGTGCTAATATAGGATTGTTTACTTCTCTGTGTGCTAGTTATGGAGCTACAGAAATCGTTTCAGTAGAAGCTTGCCCTGAAGTTTATCAAGGACTATTGCACAATATTAAAAATCTACAACAAGTTATATCTTTTAATCGTGCAGTTTACAAAACATCCGGCGAGATAGTTGGAATAAAAAATGAAAATGTTGCTTCTCGTATATCAACAGAAGGAAGTAAAGTAGAAACATGTACTATCAAAGATTTGTTAGAATATTTCCCTGTCGATGATAACAATCTATTTCTTAAAATGGACTGTGAAGGATCAGAATATCCTATTCTTTTGAATACTAAGAAAAAAGATATAAGAAGATTCAAAACTATTGTTATGGAAGTTCATTGGGAACTTAACAAACAATCAACATACAGAGGAAAAGATAGAATCATAAACAAAATGAAATCGTTTGGATTTGAACTGGTTTATACTAATCAAATGTTCGGTGGAGAAGAAAAAATTCCTATGACTGTAGAGATTGAACGGTGGGAAAGAATATGAATAATATAATTTTATGTTCATACGGATGTGGTAAAGAAGCAACACATTTTTTTAAAAATGGAAAATCTTGTTGTGAAATATCAAAGAATAAATGTTCAGCACAAAAAAAGAAAAATATAGATTCTCATATTGGCGAAAAAAATATCATGTTTGGAAAAACTTTTTCAGAAGAACAAAAAGAAAACTGGAGCAAAGAACGATCAGGTCAAGGAAATTCAAGATTTGGAAAAGGCGAAAATATAAAAGGTGAAAAGAATCCTAATTTTGGTAATGGTAAAAAAATAGAAGGAGAGAATAATCCTAATTGGAAAGGTGGTATTTCTTTTGATCAATACTCTATTGATTGGACTCCTAGATTGAAAAGAAGAATTAGAACAAGAGACAATTATATTTGTAAACTTTGCGGGTCTCATGGAAATACTATACATCATATTGATTATAATAAACAAAACTGTACTGATGATAATCTAATAACTTTATGTAGAAGTTGTCATACAAAAACCAATTTCAATAGAGAAGATTGGATACAGCATTTTCAAGAAATAAAAACTATAACAGCATATGTTTGTACTAGAAATAGATATGATACTACATTGTCTATGGTATTACAATCTGTAATATTTCAAACACATAAACCTAAAAAAATTATCATCATAGATGATAGTGATAAACCTATTGATATGCGAACATTGCCACATTATAGATATTTATTTCAACTAATGGATTTTTATCATATTGAATGGTCTGTTAGATTTGGAGCTAAAAAAGGACAACATTATAGTCACCAAATGATGAACAACTCAGAGTCAGCATTACTATTTCGCATTGATGATGATACAATTTTAGAACCTGATGTATTAGAAAAACTTACATATGTGATGAGAAAAGGTGTTGGTGCTGTTGGTGGATCGATATTGACTCCTCCTATATCTAATCAACATATAGAAATAGCTTCTGGAAAGATAGAAGATATATATGCAACTCCTAATAAACAATGGTATGAGATAAAGAAAACAGAAGAAGTTGATCATCTTCATTGCTCTTTCTTATATAGAGCAGGAATTGTTGACTATGAGTTGAATTTATCCAAAGTTGCTCATAGAGAAGAAACATTATTCACTTACGGATTGAAGAAAGCAGGATATTCTATCTGGATTACTCCTTGTATTACTTGGCATTTGAGAAATCCTCAAGGTGGAATTAGAGATGGTGTGAAAGAATTGTATGATCATGATGAAAAAATCTTTCAAGAGTATCTTTCTGGTTCTTTTTCAACAGATAAATTGATTGTTCTTGACAATGGTATAGGCGATCATCTTGTATTCACAAAAGTTCTTCCAGATATCAAAGAAAAATATGGAAAAGTAACAATAGCTTGTTGTTATCCAGAACTATTTGAAGGTGAGAATTGTATTTCTATTGCACAAGCTAAGATAATGCTTGGAAATAATATCGACAATCATAATGTATATAAATTTTGTTGGGATCATGCATGGAAAGATACATTAGAAAATGCTTTTAGAAAATTGTATCTATGAACTACCAATATATTTACCAAAGTTTAGTTGATTATCGTAAACAAAATATTCCAGAAGGATATAAAGAAAAGCATCATATTGTTCCTAAATGTATGGGAGGAACTAACGAAAAAGAAAATCTAGTTAAACTTACTGCTAGAGAACATTTTATTGCTCATCAGCTATTAGCTAAAAATTATTATAATGATTATAAACTAATTCATGCAGTATTTAGAATGTCTAATAGTAAACAATATGGAAGTAGAAAATATGCGTGGGTTCGAGAATTACAAAGTAAAGCAATGAGTGAAATTATGATAGGAAATCAACAAGCTAAAGGAAATATACCTTCAAAAGAATCAAAAAGAAAAATGTCAGAAAGTGCAAAAGAAAAAATTATTTCAGAAGAAACTAAAAGAAAAATTTCAAAAACACTGAAAAATAAACATCTTACTAAAGAACATAAAGAAAATATTTCTAAAGGCCAAATTGGAAAGAAAAAAATTCCACATACAGAAGAAACAAAGTTGAAAATTTCTGAAAGTTTAAAAGGTAAAATTTCTCCTATGAAAGATAAACATCATACGGAAGAATCTAAACAAAAAATGTCTGATAGTAGATTAGGCAAGAAACGTGGTTCATATAAAAGGATAAAATATGCTAATAGTAATTCAATGTGAAGCTAAAAAACTTAGGAATGGAAAAGAAAATGCTAAAAACTATCCGTCAAAATATTGGAAACAACTTATTTCTATGTTTCCTGTTGAATGGAATATAGTTCAAATAGGACTTGAAGGGGATACTCAGTACACTCCAGACTTTCGTAAAGGATTATCAATGAAAGAACTATCTGCTTTAGTAAAAGAATGTGAATTTTGGATTTCTATTGATAGTTTTCTTCAACATCTTGCCTGGACTCTAGAAAAACCAGGAATAGTTTTGTTTGGTATATCTGATCCAAACATCTTTGGACACAAAGAAAATATAAATCTATTGAAAGATAGAAAAAATCTTAGAAGACTTCAATTTGATATATGGGAAAATGAAAAATACAACCCAAATGTGTTTGTAAAACCTGATATTGTTTTGAAATATATAAATAAAATAAAACACAAGGAGGAATAATATGGCCGCAACTTTTTTTTGGTGTGAAGATAATGGTGCTGCAACCGGATCACCAGCAGTAGGAACAGTAAGAAGTGGATTTGGTGGGGATACTCACTATGCAACAGATGTAAACTGGAAGAATGTAGATGATTGTACTGCTAATAGCGGAACTTTATTTACTGCTGCTCCTATTACAGCAGGTAATAATAGTTTTACTAAGTATCAGTATGGTAAATTTTCTGGATCATTTACTAATATCTCATCTGGTTTATGGTCTGCTAATACTTCTGGCGCATTAGCAACAGGTTTAACTTTAGTAGGAACAGTAACATCAACTTATGTAACTCCATCAACTCTTGCAAATGCCGCACTCACAACTAATTTTACTCCAAGCGTTGTTATTGGTTCTGGTCTTCCTGTATTGTTTAGTACTAGTGATCCTTCTACTGCTGGTCCTACAAGTACTTTATCTGTAGCTGGTTATACTCAATATCTCGCTTCACAACTACAGACAAATAGTGGTGCTGCTGCTGGAAATACAAGTCCTATTACTTCAACTCTTCAATATTATGAAAACTAATAGTTAATACAATAACTCGATAGCAATCCAATGCTATTTTATTTTTGAAAGGAACTAACTAATGCAAAAATATTTATACACCGTAGTATATGAAGATGGAACAGGTTATGAACAAAATACAGAAGATATATCAGTAACCAACCCTGAAAAATCTTGTTATTATGACATTGATATAGATAGAGTAAAAATTTTTTCGTTGAAAGGTGATGGAATTGTAGTAGGTGTGTATTTAACTTCAGGCGAATTTTTTGTAAATGGTGTTATGTTTAAGATGTATGAAAATCCACTTGATAAATATGAATTAAGACTAATATTTTTTAGAAAACATACTCATACATTTTCTCAAGGAATAGAAACTGACCATAATATAGTTTATCGTTTTGGATGGCAATTTACTGATGCTAATGTACATAATATTCAACGTATAATGGAAATAATTTGATGCCTCAAAAATTAAAAATAATATTAAGCAGAGATGAAATTTATAAATTATATGTAACTGATCACAAAGAATATAAGGATATGTCGATAGCTCTTAGTGTTTGTATTCCTAGTGTAAGAAAAATTTTAAAGAAATTAGATATTCCACTTAGAATACGACTTTTAAATAAAATAACAGATACTTGTCTAATGTGTTCTGGTCCTATGGAAATTTATAGACATATGAAAGGTAAAAGAAAATTTTGTTCTCTAGATTGTTATCACAAATATCAACAAGTAAATATTTCTGAAGAAACAAGATTAAAACTATCAAAAATACACATTGGTAAAAAACAGTCTATAGAACATAGATTGAAAAATAGTGGTTCTAATCATCATGATTGGCAAGGCGGGATAACTTCAGAAAATGAAAGACTTAGAAAAACAATAGAATATAAAGAATGGAGAATATCTATTTTAAAAAGAGATGATTATACATGTAAATTTTGTCAAAAAAGAGGTGGTAAATTACATGTGGATCATATAAAACCATTTTCACTATTTCCTGAATTAAGATTGGATATGAATAATGGGCGTACTTTATATGAACCTTGTCATAAAGAAACAGATACATATGCTGGAAAAATAAAAACTGTAAACAAAATAAGAGGAGAAACACTATGTCAAAAGAACTTATACAAAAAGCTTTAGTAAATGCCCTGGATGATCAACCAAAAGATTTCTATAACAACATCGAGAAAGCTGCTTCACTTAAGTTTAAAGGGATTATAGAAAAAACTATCAAAGAAAAAGAAAAGAAATTGTTCATAAAAGTATAAATAAAATAAAAGCACTGTAGGAGAATATATAATGTCAAATGCTATACTTATAATCGAACAGATGGATTTTGAATCTATGGAGAACAAGATTCTTATTGAAACTGTTATGGACAAACAAGTAAAGAATTACTGGCTGGCCGGTCCACACGCTGAAGGTGGAATTGTTAATGGTAATGGTAGAACATATCCTGTGCCTGTTGTTGCTAAAGAAGTAAAGAGATTGAACGAGAAAGAGATTCCTAATAATAGAATGCTAGGAGAACTGTCTCATCCTAGTACTATTGATATCAACTACGAAAGAGTTTCCCACCTGACTAAAGAATTAAGAATGGAAAACAATATAGCATATGGTAGATCATTAGTACTTGATACTCCAATGGGAAAAATTACTAAGAGTCTAATGGATGTTGGAGTTAAGATTTGTACATCTACCAGAGGACTTGGTACTCTTAGAGAATCAGTTGTACAGAATGATTGGCGTTGGAAATGTAATGATCTAGTTCATGATCCGTCTGCTCCTTCTGCTGTTCTAGATGCTATCTGTGAAAACCGTTTACAATGGGTTTTAGAAGATGGTGTTCTTACAGAAAAAGAAGTTAAAGAGACAATAGAAGAAGTAAACAAAGTTATTATCGAGCATCAATTCTCTATTGAAGATCGTCAATCTGCATTCTTGAAAATCTTTACAGATGTATTGACACACATAAAAAATAAATAAATCACTGAAATTTGTTACTAATTTATAAATAATATTAAGAACTCAAAAGGAGATAAACACAATGGCTGAAATCGATAAATTGTTTGACAATATCAGTAATGAAATTCTTACAGAAGATGTCAAATTGCAGATGGCGGTTTTATTTGAATCACAGGTAACTGAAGCTATCAAAGCAAAAGAGGCTGAACTAGTAGAGAAGAATACTGCTGATATTACAAAGTTCAAAGAAGACATGGTAAATAAGATCGATTCTTATATTACTCATTTCTGTGAAGAGTTTGTAACTAACAACACACAGGTTATTGAAGAATCTGTAAAGATCAAAACTGCTGAACGTATCCTTAAGACTTTCAGTGCTATCGTTAGTGATTTCAATCTTCAATTGGATGAAAAGAAAATTGATAATGAAAAAGAATTGACCGAAGCAAAAGCTGAAATCAATAAACTTACTTCTAGACTTATTGAATCTAAGAAAGAAGTTAAGCTTAGAGAGAAAGCAGCTATCGTAGCTGAAGCATGTATTGGATTGAAGACTGAACTTCAAAAAGCAAAGCTTGTAGAGTTTGCTGCTAAACTTCCGTTCGATGAACTGTTTGAAAAGAAACTTGGTGCTCTATCTGGAACTCTTCTTACTGAATCTGCTACTAAGAAAGTTGAAGAAAAATCTGAAAAAATAGTTATCAAGGAAGAAATTGAAGATATTCCTGAAACAAAAAATGTGCCTGAAGAAACACAAATGTCAAAATATCTCGAAAAACTGTAACAGTTATATAAATAAAAATAAAGATACTATGTAATTTAAATATCAAAGGAGAATATACAATGATTCAAAATCCAGAAGTAAAAATGTTGGTAGAAAAATGGTCACAAATGATCAATTCCGAAGAGGCTCTTCTGAAAGCTAAGAAAGTTAAGAATGTCGAAGCTATGGCTCAGTTGCTTGAGAACCAGGAGAAGTATCTTACAGAAGCTGAAACTACAGTTGCTGACGTTGCACAGTATACTCCAATCCTGGTTCCTGCCGTAAGACGTATTTTCCCGAACCTTCTTGCTAATGAAATCGTAGGTGTGCAACCTCTTTCTGGTCCTACTGGTTATGCATATGCCCTTCGTTTCAATTATCAAGGTGCTGGTGGAAAGAATACTCTTACTAACTCTCCTACCTATCCTTCTAGTGGAGTAAATCCTTACACTACTTATGGTGCTGATGGTGGAAACCGTATGCAGAAAAATAAACAATCTTTCTCTGGTGCTGCTATTGTTGTAACTGGTACTCTTGCTACTGCTGTTGGTACTGG